AGTGTTTAAAGATATTGAGCCAGTAATTGTTACAGGTCTAGAATCTCTGTCACGTAACAGTGAGCTAGATAACTTTAGAGCGTTTATGCAGGATATGATTATCCTAGCTGATGTACCTGATGAAGTTAAACTATGGATGAAGTTCGAGGATGTCATTGCAACATTAGGTGCAGGACATGGCGTAGACTATAAGAAGTTCCTTAAAGATGAGAAACAGGTCGCTGCTGAACGAGAACAGGCAATTCAACAGCAAGCACAAGCTGCTGGTATGGAAGCTAGTGCAGTAGCACAGGCTGAAACTCAGCAAGGGGTTCAACAATGATTTATCATCGAATGATGAAAAAGTATATGTCACCAGAAACAGGTGGCGAAGGTTCTAGTGGTGCAACAGCAACACCAGAAACAGTAGCAACACCAGAGCCAACAGACAAAGCAGTAGATACACCAGAAGTTACAGTAGACACACCAACAGACAAACCATCTGTGGAGAAACCTAGTGAAAAGACTTCAGAGAAAACTACAGAAGCGACAGTCCCTGAAGAGGGACAGGCAGAGGCAGTACAACCTGAAGAAGTAACTTCTAAATTAGCGCAAGTTTCAGGATTAGTTGAACAAGCGGGTTTAACTATGAAAGAAATAGCTGAGTATGCAAAGGCCAATGATGGTGCAGTAGACTTAGCAGCAATGGTAGCCTTAAAAGAGAAGCATGGTGAGGCGGTAGCATCACTAATTGCCGAACAGATTAAAGCTATTCATAACGAGCGTATGGCAGCGGCTAAAGCTAAAGACCAGGCTGTATACGATCAAGTGGCAGAAGCCTTTAAAGACATCACTACCCAATCGGGAGAGGAAACTTGGAAGGAACTAGCTGGATGGGCTAAGGATAATGTATCCGCAGAGCACAAATCGGAAATTAACAAGTTGTTAGCCCAAGGTGGTTTAGCGGCAAAGTTAGCAACCCAAGAACTAATTACAGCTTTTAAGGAAGCTAACAATAGTCGAGAAACACAAGAAGCAGACTTACTTGAAGCTGACGCAGTAGCTACGCCTAATGGTAAAGACATTTCAAAGCATGAATACAATATGGAACTTGATAAACTGCTGAAGAGTGGTCATCAATATGGTAGCTCGCGAGAGATAGCACAGTTAGATGCTCGTCGTATGGCTTCAATCCGTAAAGGTATTAAATAACTACAAAATCCTAGGAGATATTAAATATGTCAATTATTGGCCAACCAGTAGCAGTATCGCAAGTTCGTGACGGACATCAGGGCGGTATCAACACAGGTAACGTAAACCCACTATACATTGAACAGTATGGTGGTGAAGTAGAACACCGCATCCTGAAAGAATCATTTATGCGTCAGTTCTTCACATTCAAGTCAGTCCGAGGCACTGATACAATCACTAACGACCGCATTGGCTACACAGCCTTGCAGAAGGTTAGTCGTGGTATCCGTCCGACAGACTCTAGCCCTACTTTCGATAACATCTCTGTAAAAGTAGACACTATTGTACTAGCTCGTACTAACCAGTTCTTACTGGATGACTTCTTGGCACATCTTGATGTGCGTAAAGAAGTTGGTATGGAGCACGGTAAGACTATCGGTAAGTTCTTCGATGAAGCATTTATCGTACAGGGTATTAAGGCAGCACAAATCACCAACGTAGACCCAACAGGGGTAGAGTCAGGTGGTTGGGATGGTACTAACGGTTACACCAAGAAAGTGCGTACAGCACCAGAAGGTTTCCAAGGTGCTACTCCAATTATGATGACAGCCGCAGGTGATGAACTAGATCCCGACAAGTTAGTACGCGCTATCCAAGATATGTGCCAAGCTATCGAAGAGAAGGATGTAGACCTTAATGGTGGTGTCGTATTAGTACGTCCCGCAGAATACTACACACTACTGCGTAACGAGAAGCTACTTAACCGTGACTTCTCTGATATGAACGGTGACTTCGCTAAAGGTCAAGTACTTCAAGCGAACGGTGTACGTATCCAGACTACTAACCGCTTCCCTAAGCAGTCCGATGTAGGACAAACTCACTTCCTGTCTAACGCAGGTAACGGTAACGCTTACGATGTAACAGCAGACGATGCAGAATGTATTGCTCTGTTCCTACAGCCTAAAGCATTGCTGGCAGGTGAGACTATCCCACTGACTTCAAAAGTCTACTACTCAGACATTGAACTTCAGTGGTTCATCGACTCTTACTTAGCATTCGGTGTAACTCCGAACCGTGCAGAGATGGCAGCAGCTATCTTCAAGTACAAGGCTTAAGTAGTATACTCAAGCCCATTCTTATGAGTGGGCTTTATGAATACTATTCAAAGGAGATAATATGAACGAGTTAGAAACGCTCAACATGTTACTTCGGTTAATAGGTTCTTCACCTGTGAACAACATAGATACAGACCATCCAGACGCAGCTAACGCTAAAGCGACAATGAGACGTATAAGCAGACGAACACAGAGGAAGGGGTGGTGGTGTAACATTGATTACAACGTTATCCTAAGACCTAACGAGCGAGGTGAGATTATCGTTAGTGGCGAGATTAGTTCCCTAGTGCCACAAGACCCTAACTTAACCCTACGAGGTATAAAGTTATACGATAAGAGACAACAAACAGATAAGTTCAGCGCTGAAGTAACAGTAAAAAGATTAGTACGTATACTAGACTGGGACGAAATGCCTCAGGTAATGCAAGAATACTGTGCTTACGCTGCTGCATCAGAGTTTGTACGAGATGAGCTAGAAGACCCTAATAAAGAAGCGTCTTTACGAGAGTCAGCGGCTGTATCCTTCTTAGATTTAAAGAAACAAGAACTAGAAGAAGGTCAGTACAACATCTTCAGTAAAGGTAGAGTACAACAAGCACGTAACGGGATTCGCCCATATGGCAGAGGTTCAGTACGTTTCTATGGCGACCCTGACGTATAAGGATATGTTAAATGAGAGTTGAACAAAGTTATCCTAGTCCGATACATGGTATTAGTACATTAGCACCTAGAACAAGACCCCAAGGCTATGCGTCAGCGCAGGTTAACTTTCGTTCAGATCCAGTTAACAAGCTAACACGTAGACCATCTAGTATATACAGACGACTTATCGCAACCGTATCAGATCCACTAAATACAACTTTCCACTCGTATTATCGAGATGGCCATGAGTTTGGATTTATAGTGGATAAGACTACTGGCACAGTATACTGCACCAAAGATGATAAGGTCTTAAATTCGGTTGAACTCGGCACTTACAGCGGGCCGAACTTAGGTTTATTTACTATCGAACACGACACCTATGTACTTAATAGGGATGTGATTGTAAAGAAGTTACCAGACACTGACGAAGATGTAGTACGAAAGATTACACATATTAATGTAACTTCTGCACTAAACTACGGTGAGACAGTAAAGATTAATATAATACGTCAGGGTACACCAGACCCTATCATAGATAGTGTAGAATACACAGTACCAGACTTAGGTACTTCAAACCCAGACTACGACACAGCAGATAAAGCTAGAGCAACCAAACAAGTAGCACTAGAGTTAGCAGCATTAATTAATGGTAGTTCTACAATACCACCAACACAAATACCTAACCCTGACTACGCACCTGGCTCCAACGATTATAAAAAGTATTGTCTACACGCTGTACTACAAATAGACCAAGATGGTAAGTATCCAGCTAACCCTGACTACGACCCTTCACAATCAGTCTGTAAACCATTTAAAGATAGTACTAACGGTATAGCAGGTGTAGCTGCTGTAGCATTAGGTTCTACTGTAGCAATATGGGACGACGAGTTCTCTGAGACTAACTGGATACAAGTAGAAGTCGAAGCTGGCCAAGGTGACAGAACAACAGTAGCAATTAACCAAGTTGTAGAGTCTACAGACGGTTTACCTCTGTATGCTGTAGTTGGTACGCGTATTACAGTACGCCCTGATCCAACCACAGAGAAAGGTACATACTACTTACAAGCAGAGCGCATAGCAGATGAACCATCGGGAGAAATCCTAGAGGAAGTAGTTTGGTCAGAGAGTAGAAGTCCTTATGACCCATACGCTTTAGACAATACAACTATGCCGCGTAAGATAACATTCAAAGATGATTTTTACTTTGTACTATCAGAAGTAGACAATAAACCACGTAGAGCAGGTGACGATAACTCAACGCCATTCCCAGACTTTGTTGGTAAACGAATACAGTCTATGGGCTACTTCCAGAAGCGTCTGGTTCTAGTATCAGAAAACTCAGTCTATATGTCAGAGACAGAGAAACTAGACAACTGGTTTAAGAAATCAGCAATTAAGTTATTAGTAACAGATACATTATCTGTAACTACATCTGAACTTGGTACTGACGTTATACTCCACCTTGTACCTCATAACAGAGATTTACTATGTGTCACAAGTAACTCGCAGTTTAAGATTTCGGGTAATGATGCTATTACTCCTGAGACTGTAAGTATGCCACTAACAACCAAGTACG